CTCGGGGATGGTGTGGACGCGGCAATTCGCGCCGATGGCACGGGGCATCGGAGGTCTCCAGGATCAGGATCGGCGGGGATCAGGCCAGCGGCGAGCCGGCCACGGTGAAGAACAGCGTCACGGGCACGCGGGCCGCGCGGGCGGCGGCGGCGCCCTCGAACTCAACATCGTCGAACTCCGGCGCGCCGGGCTGCGCCCATTCCACCGCGCCGTTGAGGGTGCGGTCGCCGCCGATGGCGGCTGCGATGTCGACCAGCAGCGCGTCGAGCAGTGCCCCTGTCGCGGCGACGACCTCGACCTCGGCGCGGTGCTCGATGGCCCAGGCGAGCGGCGAGAGGATCGGGGTCTCCTCCACCGTCTCGCCATCGCGCACCACCACCAGCCCGCCGGTGGGCAGGCGCTGGGGCACGGTCTCGTTGCGGAGGACCTTCGGGGCGGGGTTCCGCGCGGCCAGGGCGGCGCCCAGGCGGACGAACAGGGCGGCCAGGGCCGTCTCGCGGACACTCATGCCGCGCGTCCGGCCTCGGCCTCCCAGGCCGCCACAAAGCGCCGCGGCAGGCGCCGCAGGGCGCCCAGCGATGCCCCGCGCACGTCGAGGCGCTTGCGCAGGGTCACCTGGGGCAGCAGGAGAAACATCGGCACCATCCCCTGTTCGAGCAGCCCGCGCGCCCAAGCCTCGCGGCCCTTGCGGTTGGCGGTGCCGACCTCGGCGACGCCACCGGCGACCAGCCGGGTGCGGCGCCGTCGGCCCGTTGCCGCGCCCTGGCGCAGTGGCAGGCACCAGACGAAGCCTCGTCCCGAGCGGAAGGGCCGCAGGAAGCCCTGACCGGAGGCGACCATCTGCGCGGGCGTGACGCGCAGCCCCTTATCGCCGCGGCCGCGCCAGCCGCGGGCGGCGTTGAAGCCGGTCGGGATGGCGAGGAAGCGCCCGCCGCCCTTCGGCCGGATCAGCGCGCCCCGCTCGAAGGCGTCGATGACGAGCGGTGTCTTGCTCCATACCAGGCCAGCGGCGCGCATCGACACGCCGGTGCGCGGGAAGACCTGCGAGCGCCAGGCATTGGCGATGCCGCGCGCCTTGCCGCCGAGCGAGCCCGTGACCTGCCCGCGGAGCTTGGTCTTCAACGCGTCGGTCTCGGCGCGCACGGCGCGGGAGGCGGCGCGCTCACCGGCGCGGACCTCCTCGGCCAGTGCCTTTCGCAGGTCGCCGACGACGGCAGAGAGGCGCATCGCCTACCGCCGGCAGAGCACGCGCCAGGCGACCCCGGTGGCGTCGCGCTCCGCGCTGTCCACCGTCAGCAGGTCCGCGCCGATCGCGAAGGTGTCGCCCGCGTCGATCGCTGACAGCAGAGCGATGGCGACCGTCAGCACGTCGGTCGCGCGCAGCAGCGGCGTGTCGAAGGCGTCCACCACGCGATCCGGGCTGGAGCGCAGCACCCGGAGGGACACGGGCGCGCCGGTGCCCGCGGCGCGGTAGGTCGCCTCAACCCCGAGGTTGGGGTCGGCGGCGAGCGCCGCCAGCGCATTGTCGAATACGCCCATGGCGGATCAGCCGAGCCCGAGCCAGGAGGCGATCTTCGCACCGACCGCCGCGCCGACGATGCCGCCGGCCGCCGCCGCACCCGTCGCCGGGATGGCAGGCGATGCCCCCGGCACCCCGCCCGCCGCCAGCGACAGCCGCGCCGTGAGGCCGGCCATCGCCTTGACCAGCTCAGTCACCGTGCGGGTGAGCTCGCGCATGTCCTTGTCGCCCTCGGCCAGGCGCCGCTCGATCTCGGTCAGGCGGGTGACGATGGTGCCGAGTTCGCGGTCGTGGTCCGTCATCGGGTGACCTCCCGCTGCCGCTGCAGCCGCTGGTGGATGGTCCAGGCCGCGACGCCGATCACCGCGGCGGCGACGCCCCAGGGGCCGAGCGCGCGCAGCACGGCGGCCAGGCCCTCGGCATGCGGCGCCAGCGTGGTGACGGCATCGACCACCGCCGCCGCTGTGACGCCGGCGACCACCGAGCCCGCGGCGGCGCGGACTGTCCCGCTGTGGGCGAGACCCGGCTGGACCAGCCCCGCCATGCGCAGGCCCTCCGCGATGGTCTCCGGCGCGTAGGGCATGCCGCCGAGCTCATGGCGGATGACCGCCTCGACCAGCCCGCGCATGGTGGCCGCGTCGTGCAGATCGATCGGGTCGTCGAGCCCGACCCCGAGCCGGGCGGCGACCGCCGCCTGGTAGGCGCGGGTGTCGTTCTCGCTGCTCGGCGCCCAGCGCGCGACGATGCCGCGCACCGTGCGCAGCCCGTGCCGGTCCTGGTAGCTCTGCAGCAGCAGCGCCAGCGCGCGGATGCCGTGCTGGTGCGAGCGGAAGCGGCAGAAGCGCCCGTCCGAGGGCGGCGTCTCGAGGCCGAGCCACTTGTTCGTAGCGACGTGCTCGATGTTGCCGGGGTTGCGGTTGCGGTAGCCCCGGCTGGCCTTGGGATCCATGGTCACGCCCCCGAGGCCGGCACGCGGGCCAGCATGACGCGGACCGTGGCGTCGGCCGCAAGGGCGGCGACGGTGACGACGCCGACCTGGAAGTTGCCCGTCGCGGTGGTGGTCAGGCGGCGGTTGGTGTTGTCCCAGAAGACGCGCGTCCCGGCCGCCATGGCCTGGGTCGGATCCTTGGTGAGCTCGAACTCGCCGCGGGTCTCGCATTCGACCGTGGCGTTCTGCGCGGCGTCGGCGGCGGCCACGCCGAAGAAGGCGCCGACCAGCATGCCCTGGCCGGAGAGGATGCCGCCGGCATAGGGCACGACCATGGGGACGGAGCGGGCGTCGGGACGGATGCAGTTGCGCATGGGGATGGGGTCTCCAAAAACGCAGAAGCCGCCCGGGTGGGCGGCCTCTGCGTCGGTTCACGAGGGTTGGTTGGGCGGTCAGGTGCCCGGGTTGAACCAGGCGCCGCGCCAGTCGATGGCGCCGACGCCGAAATCGAAGATCACGCTGACCTCGACGCCGTCGGCGCCCTGGACCGGTCCGGTGGTGACCTGCGGCCCCTCCGCCCCATTCAGGTAGCCATAGACGTAGACCGGCGCGCTCAGCGGGTCGGAGAACAGGTACCAGCGATTGTTCTGGATCAGCGGCTCGACCAGCGGCTGCACGAAGCCCGCGAAGACGTTCGCGTTGCCGATCTGGTTGGCCGCGACGCTGATGGTGAGCTGCCGCGCAGCGAGCTCCTGGCTCGGACCGACCAGCAGCCGCATGGTGCTGCCGATCGAGATGGGCAGGCCATCGAGGGTCTTCTGGCGCATGATGGCGGCGCGGCCGACGGCGAGGTTCGGCAGGTCGAGAGCAGAGCCCGCGCCGGCCTTGTTCGCGCGCCCCGCGCCGGTGCCGAACACCGTGGCGTTGCCGGTGGTGAGCGTCGGGCCATCGCCATTGCCGCTGTTCAGCAGCTGGTAGGCCGTCGCGTTCTCGAACTCGGCGACGCGGCGGCCGATCGCCGCGGCGAAGTCGGTGAAGGCGCCGAGGTCATCGTTGACCAGCATCGGCCGCGTGACGCGGATACGCCGCGCGAAGGTCTGCAGGACGACGATCTCCTGGCTCTCGGACATGGTGCCGACCTGGATCTCCCCGTTCTCCAGCAGCGGCAGGAGTGTCGGGAAGTCGCCGATGCGCAGGTGCCGGTGCGGCTTGAAGTCCCGGAAATCGCGGCGGAGGAAGATCTGCCGGTAGGTCGGCTGCGCCGGCTGGTAGGCGGCGAGCAGCATCTTGTTGGCGGCGGCCGAGAGCAGCGCCGGGAAGTCGGAGCTGGTGTGGAAGGCGCGCTCGGCGAGCAGCGTCGGGTTGCGCGGCGGGTTGCGATCGCCGCGGCGCGCGAGGAGCTCGCGCAGCATGTCGGAGGGGCGCCAGCCCATGAACTCGGCGTGGCGGCCGGCACCGGGGCCGGTGCTCGGCGGCTGGTAGCCCGGCATGGAACGGGCGGCGAGTGCCTCGGCCATGGCGTCGAGCAGCTGCGCGGGATCGTCATGGCCGGGGCCGCTCTCCGGGCGGGCCGGGAGCGTGGGGCGGGCCGTCTGCGCCTGGGTGAAGGCCTCCCACAGCCGGGCGCGCAGCACCTCGGGGCTGGCGCGATCGCGCATGGCGGCCTGGCGCTGCGCGTCGATGGTGTCGGCGGGGAGCAGGCCGCGCGCGGCGGCGAGCACCGGCTCGTAGCTGGCGATGCGCTCGGCGACGGCGCGCTCGGCCTCGGCGCGGATCGCGTCGAGGTCGATCGGCGGGGCGGGCGGCGCGGGCGGGGCGCGGGTGGGATCGGGCGGCGGGGCGCTCGGCGTAGTGGTCACGGGCTTCTCCTGGGGCGGGGTGGACGGCGCGGCGGAGGGCGGCGCCGCAGGCGGGGCAGCCGGGGTCTCCGGCGTCGTCTCGGGCATGGTGGGGTCCTCGTCAGACAGGGCGGGTTCGGTCGCCGGCGCGGGGAGGCCCTGCTCCCCCCGCGCGCGGACCGCCGCATCGCGGTCCACCGGGACCGGCACGACGGAGATCTCGAAGGGCTCCCAATCGACCGCGCGGTGGACCGTCTCGCCGGTGGCGGCATCCGGCCTCGGCTCGTAGCGATGGACGCGGTAGCCGACGCTCACCGCGCGCAGAGTGCCGTCGGCGATGCGCTGCCAGACCGGCTCGACGTCCTGAGCTGTGCTGAACTGCAGCGTGGCGTAGCCTCGCCCACGCTCGAGGCGGGCGGCGGTGACGCGGCCGAGCACGTCACGCGCATCGCCGCGCCGATGCGTGTTCAGCACCGGGGCCTGGCCCGAGCGCAGCGCCTCCATGCGCACCGCATTCGGCGACATCTCCAGCTCCTCGGTGATCAGGCCGAGGGCGGGGACGAAGTTGCGGGCGCGGGCGCCGGTCGACCACACCACCTCGACGGTGCGCGCGGCGCGGTCGACCGTGGCCGGGGCCGCCAGCGCGCGCTGCGCCACGATCGGCACGGCAGGGGTCTCCGGCGCGGCATCGCTGCCGCCCGGCTCGGTCGTCTCGGACATGCTGGATTCCTGGCGGGGGCCGCTACGGCGCGGCGTAGCCCTGTGCGTTGACGTAGACCTGCGCGCCGGTGGTCAGGCAGGCGAAGTTCACTGCCGTCGCCGCCGTGCCGCGCAGCGGCGTCGGGAAGGTGATGTCCACCGGGGTTGCCATCGCCGCCGGCAGCAGCTGCCGCCAGATCACCGTCGCCCCGTCCTTGATCACCACCTCCGTCGCCACGGTCGCGTGCGCGTTCCGCAGGTCGATCGAGGTGACGTGGTTCCGGATGCCGGCGGCGGCCGCGGCCTTCAGCACCACGTCCGCCGTGCCGGTGATCCCGCCCGCGGCGCCGGCGTACTGCCAGTCCGCCTCCGG